CATTCAGTTCCTTCATGACCGTCTCGGAGAGCGCGCCGATAGGAATTTTGAGATTTGCCATCCTATCGCCTCACTTTCCGGCAATGCAGTTTGACGCCCTTGCGCTTGAAATTCATGTGGTCGACCGAGAGAATGTCATACAGCTCGTCCCGAAACTGCACCCGATACCCCGTGGAGGTGATGGCGGCGGACTGCGTACACCAGCGGATCGTGAAATCAATGGTGGAATCATCCACCACCATTCCCGCCTCCGTCATCTCCTTGCCGCCCTCGGCGCTGACCGTGGCGTGACAGGAATAATACGGCTTCCACTCATTTTTGTGATTGCCGATGGCATCCGCCGACACCTCGTTTTTGGTAATAACGATCTGGGTATTCAGCAGTCCGATCTTCATCAGAAAGCCTCCTTGCGAGAGCCAAAAAGCAGAGAACGAAGGGTCAGCGCCAGCGCATGGTGGTCGGCTTCCTCCCGGTGCTCGTAGAAATAGGCGACTGCGTACATGACCGCCACTTTGCTGCCTTCCGCCTGTGCCAGCACATCGGGACTGTCCAAACGGAGAATGTCCGCGCACAGCTTTTCCGCTCCTGTGATGAGCGCGGTAATGATGGGATCATCTTCATCGAAGTCCACACGGAGGTACTGTTTCATTTCATTAAGGGAAACAATCATGTCTTATCACCACCTCGGTCAGAAAAGATGGGCGATGCCGCCCGTAAGAGCAGCACCGCCGTAATCAGGGTCATTCGGTCTTCAGCTTCAGGATCTGCACCGCCTCGGGCAGGATCAGCTTGCCGTCCACACGCTCCTTGGCCACATAGCCGATCATGCCGTTTCCGGCGAACAGTTCGGTCAGCTGCTTGAAGGAACGGGTTCCACGGTCGCCGATGTTGTAATAGCTGTAGTCGCCAAAGGCGATGGCGTTCTCCGGCACATACTCGGAAGTATGAACGGCGTATCCGAGGATACGGTCAGGCTCACCCGCCTGGTAGGAAGGCTGCCAGAGATAGGCGCCGTTGTTATCCTTAAACTTGCGGATCTGCGCCACGGTCTTGTCGTTCATGATGAAGGACGCGTTCTTGCGGTAGGGGCGCTTGAGCTCATAGATAAGTCCCAGCACATCATCCGCCTTCAGCGCGGCAGTCAGCGTACCGGCCAAATGACCGCCGCCGGTTTCCGCGAACAGCCCCAGAGGCTGCCCCACACCGGTACCGTTGAGGAAAGCATCCTCCTCGGCGTTGGCCAGGGCCTTGCCGAACTGCTCGATGATGTAGCTCTCCAGATTGAACGCGCTGTCGTAGAGCAGTTCCTCCGTCACCTTGATGGCGACGTGCAGTTTGTGGGCATCCAGCAGGATCTGGGCGAAGGTGGCGTCAGAGAACTGAAGCGCGCCGCCTTCCTCGATCCACGCCGCGGCGGGCTTGGTGGCTGCGATGTTGATCTTGTGCTCCCCGGAAGTGGTGATCACATGACCCAGGCGGCGCATGATGTTCTCCTCAGACAGCGTCTGGATCAGACGGCGGTCATATTCCTCAGGAACGAGGTAGCCGCCATCGGCGTCCACACCTTCCTGCAGAACATTGCTGACCTGACGGAAATTGGTGCGCAGAGCGGTCAGCATTCCCTTACGGTATTCGTCGGACGCGCGTCCGGTCTTGACCTCCGGCTGCTTGCCGGTGGTGGGCTTGGAAGTGAGGGGCGCGTTCACAGGCTTACTGAGTTCAGCATCCAGCGCTTCCTGGCGTTCCAGACGGGCGATTTCCTTGCCAAGATCGGCGATGTCCTGCTCCATACGGGTGTAGGCGGCGTCGTCCTCGGCGGTCAGGGTACCCTTCTCGGTACGATGGGAATCCAGAAATGCCTTGGCGGCATTCCATGCGGTATTGCGCTTCTCGCGCAGTTCCTGAATCGTCATAATCAAAAATCCTCCTTAATGTTTCATCAGATCGAGCCGCTCCATGAGATCATCCACGGAGCGTTCCGGTTGGGTGGGTTTCTTTTCGATGCGGCACTTCGCCGCCAGCTTATCCATCAGATGGTTGGTGACCGCCGCCCGGGAGAACAGCATCTGCCGGGCGGCATGGTCTTCTGCGGAAGCGTTTGCCGGCCTGACCATGATCTCGTCGGCGAAGCCCAGATCGACCGCCGTGTGCGCGTCCATCCAGGTTTCCGCGTCCATCAGATGGGACAGCCTGGCGCGGCTCATGCCGGTCTTGATCTCATAGGCGTTGATGATGGATTCCTTTACCTCATCCAACATGGCGATGGCCTTTTGCATTTCCGCGGCATCGCCCATAGCCATAGTGGCGGGATTGTGGATCATCAGCATCGACACGGGAGACACCAGAACCCTGGTGCCGGCCATGGCGACGACAGAAGCGGCAGAGGCGGCGATGCCGTCAATCTTAACGGTCACGCTGCCTCTGTAGTCCATGAGCATATTGTAGATCTGGGCGGCAGCCACACAGTCCCCGCCGGGGCTGTTGATCCAGACCGTGATGTCGCCGCTCCCGGCATTCAGTTCCTCGCGGAACAGCTGGGGCGTGATATCATCGTCAAACCAGCTTTCCTCGGCGATGGTTCCGCTCAGCGTGAGAATCCGCTGTTCCGGTTCCGTCTCCGTTGGAGCCTGATTTGTCCAGTTCCAAAATTTCTTCACCTTCATTTCCCTCCTTCCCAGCGAAGATTCCCGCGTCCTGCAGCTTGGTCATGTTTCCGTTGATGAGATATAGGTCGCCGCCGAGCTCGGCAGGGATGCGGTCAAGGTTTTCCAGTTCCCGGATGTCGTTGGCGGACATCCAGCCGTTCTGTCTGGCGGTGGCGTAGCCGTTCATCCGGCTCTCATAGTCGCCGCGCAGCAGACCGTCCACATTAAACTTCACAAAATACGATTCTTTTTCGCGTTCCGTCAGCAGTGCCCGGTTGATGGCCTGCTCCCAGCGCACGATCCACGGCTCCAGCGTGTATTTCACGAATTCCAGCGACTGCTGCTCAATATTGGAAAAACTCGACTTCTCCAGGTCGCCCACCATATGGGGCGGCACCCGGAAAATTCGAGCGATTTCGTCTATCTGAAATTTTCTGGTTTCCAGAAACTGCGCCTGTTCCGGAGAGATGGAGATGGGCGTGTATTTCATGCCTTCTTCCAGCACTGCCACCTTATTGGAATTTCCGCTGCCTGCAAAGGCCGCGTTCCAGCTGTCCCGGACACGGGCGGGATCCTTGACTGTCCCCGGATGCTCCAGAATACCGCCGGGAGTCGCGCCGTTTGCGAAAAACTTGGCTCCGTACTCCTCGCAGGCGATAGCCATACCGATGGCGTTTTTCGCCATAGCGATGGGACTGTAACCGACCAGACCGTCAAAGCCCAAACCAGGGATGTGCAGCACATCGGAGGGCTTCAGAATCACTGTGCCGTTTTTCATGGTCGGCGCATCGGAGTCCTGCACCTGGTACTGGTAGTAGAGGCGGCTCCTATCGTCCCGGTCGACAGTCATACGGTTTGGCATCAGCGGGTACAGCGCAACAGCTTCTCCTTTCCCGTTTCGGATGATCTGGGAGTAGGAGTTGCCCCACAGGAGCAGATGGGACATTGCCGTTTCCCGGAATACAAAGCTGGTCATTTCAGGATTTGGCTCATCATGGAGAATGCGGTACAGCGGATGCTTCAGCGCTTTCTCCTTACTGCCGCCCTCCTGATATTGATACAGATGCAGCGGAAGTCCGGCAATCGCCTCGGACAGAATGCGGACGCAGGCATAGACCGCCGTCATCTGCATAGCGGAACGTTCATTGACCGGCTTGCCCGCAGTGGACTGACCGAGGAAGAAACGGTATCCGCTGCCATTGGTGCTGTTGGCAGGCTTGTCTCTGGAATGAAACAGCCCGGATAAAATGCCCATAGAAAATCACTCCCTTCATATAAAAAGGATGCCCCGGCCGTCATAGACGGAAGCACCTGTGTCGTTGCCGCAGCGGATGGCGCGGTCGAGTGCCATAATGGTCGCCACGGCCCCGTCGATTTTCTCCGTGGATTTCTCCTTGTCCGGCTTGATGTTTCCGGCCGGGTCGGTGCGGATGAAGATGTTGTCCATCATCCAGCGGAGGACGGGGTGTCCGCCGTGGGCGATGCGCTGCTCCAGCACCAGCTTCATCAGCTCCTTGGTGGGCGGGGACATATCCTTGAAGCCCTGTCCGAAAGGAACGACCGTGAAGCCCATTCCCTCAAGGTTCTGCACCATCTGCACAGCGCCCCAGCGGTCGAAGGCGATCTCCCGGATGTTGAAGCGTTCCCCCAGGCTTTCGATGAATTTCTCGATATAGCCGTAGTGAACGACATTGCCTTCCGTGGTTTGAAGATACCCTTGGCGCTCCCACACATCGTATGGCACATGGTCACGCCGGACTCGGAGGTCGAGGTTGTCTTCCGGTATCCAGAAGTACGGCAGGATGATGTATTTGTCGCTCTCATCCTCCGGCGGGAACACAAGCACGAATGCTGTAA